GAGGCTCTGAGCCGTGGCACTGACATCGCGAAGGACATGATCCAGGTCATGGCACCCTATTCGCAGCAGCTTGCCCGAGCGGGAATGAGCCCGGCGGACGGTCTGCGGCGATTGGTGGCGGCACATGATCTGATCGAGAAAGACCCTCGCGCCGGTCTGGCCTACCTCGTCGATCTTTACGACATCGATCTCAACAACATCTCAAACCAAGCAGCGAGCGAGTCTTTGGACCCGGAGGTCAACGAGCTGAAAACTCAGATCGGCGATCTCACCAAGACCGTCTCCTCACTGACGCAAACAAATCAGACCACCCAGGAGCATAACCTGCAGGCGCACATCGCCGCTTTCGCGAGCGAGAAGGATGCGGCGGGCAATGTTAAGCGGCCCTTCTTCGAGGAGGTCCGCGTCACGATGGCCGGTCTGATTGAAACCGCCGAGAGAACCGGGCAGCAGGTGAGCATGGACGACGCCTATCAGGCAGCGGTCTATGCGAATCCGGCGACCCGAGCCCGAGCGATTGCGATGCACACGGGCGTGCCTCAACCGACACCTGCCCAAACAGCGAGCGACGCCGTCAAGAAGGCGAAGCGAGCTGCGGGCGGGCAGGTGTCCAGCGGCACGGCGGATTCTGCGAGAGTGTCGTCCGAGAAAGAGGGCGGTAATTCACTGAGGGACGATCTCAGAACGGGCTTTAGGGCGATGCTCGATGCGTAGGAGCATCCAAAATGGCACAACCAAATATTACCGAATTGGTTGCCACGACCCTTCGGAAACGCAGTAAGAAAACTGCCGACAACGTCTCCAACGGCAACGCGCTGTTGCAGCGCGTGAATAACCGTGGAAACGTCCGAACGGTCGATGGTGGCCGCGACATCGTGGAGGAACTCGAATACGCCGCGAACGCCACGTTCAAATACTACAGCGGTTATGAATCGCTGGACATCTCACCGCAGAGCGTCATCGATGCGGCCACGTTCAACTTCAAACAGGCAGCGGTCGTCGTCTCGATCTCCGGCCTGGAGGAGCTGCAGAACGCTGGCGAGGAGCAGATCATCAACCTGCTCGACAAGCGCATCGGCAACTCCGAGCGGACCATGAAGAACAACCTCTCGACGGGCATCTATTCGGATGGCACCGGGACGAGCGGCAAACAGATTGGCGGGCTGCAATTGCTCGTCGCGACCGCCCCGGCGACGGGAACGGTCGGCGGCATCAACCGTGCAAATCACTCGTTCTGGCGCAACGCGACCTACGACTTCTCGTCGGCCTCGGTCACCGCCAGCACGACGACCATCCAGGCTGGCATGCGCTCGCTCTGGCTGGATTGCACACGCGGCAACGACAAGCCTGATCTGATCACGGCGGATAAAACGTACTTTTCGCACTACTGGGGCTCGCTGACGGCCATCCAGCGCATCAATCGCGCTGATCGTGGCAAAAGCGGCTTCGACGAGCTGGCGTTCCTCACCGCCGACGTGATCTACGACGGCGATTCCGGTCACCCGACGACGACCATGTACTTCCTCAATACGGAGTACATTTTCTGGCGCCCGCACCGGAAGCGGAACATGGTCCCGCTTGAGAACCGCATGTCGGTCAACCAGGACGCGATGGTCGTGCCGCTCGTCTTCGCGGGCAACATGACGATGTCCAACGGCTCACTGCAAGGCACGCTGAAGGCCTAGCGCCCGACGATGCCAGCGGATAGCTGTTCACATTAATCGCTGACATAGGAGAAAATGACATGACGGAATCAGCGAAACTCACTAGCCCGATCCTCGGCGTCAACGTGGACCGGGTCGTCTCATCTGCCAGCGCCATCAACCGCGAGGGCTTCGAGCTGGGCAAGGTTGTCCACGGCAAAGACAATAGCCGCTGGATGGCCGTCACGGCGGGCTCGGCGGTCACCGCCTATGATTGCGTGGCAGTCGATGAAAACTTCGAGTGCCATCCCATCACCAAAGCCAGGGCCGACGATGGTCACTTCATCGGCTTTGCCCAGATGGCTTTCGCCATCAGCCAGTACGGCTGGGTCGCGATGGGCGGCTCGAACATCAAGTGCCGTGTTGGCGCGTCATGCGCCGCCGACGTCAAGCTCTACACCACCTCGACGGCAGGCGTACTTGACGACACTTCGACGTCGCAGACCCAGGTTCAGGGCGCGGCGGGCGTGACCGCTGGCAGCGCAGGTGGCGTGACGGCGGTGGAAGTCATCGCGACCTATCCGAGGTCGGTCGGCTTCTAGCGTCAGCGTGACGCAGCAATGGTGGCGAGGCTCCCCGGATGTGGTATTCCTGCCGGGGAGCCAACCCATCAGAGAGGACTATATGACGCATCTGAACCACGACACGCCGGTCTTCGTGATCGGCTTCCCACGTTCCGGCACCAGCCTCGTCGCCGACATGCTGGAGCGCGCCGGGCTGTTCGCCGGGGAGTGCGTCGTGGCGTCGCCGGATAATCGGCACGGCTTCTTCGAGAATGAGGGTATTCGCGAGACGGTCATCAAGGGCATGCTCACCGAGATGAGCCATGACCCCCTCGGCATCAGCTCAATCCCGACGCTCGACGAGGTCAGGGACCACTGGGGCGACGACGAGCCCGCAGCGCTGCGGGAGACGGTCGAGACCATGCTCGCCAGGGAGGGCTGGGACGGCGAGAGCCCCTGGATGCTGAAGAACTGCAAGCTGGTGCTGCTGTGGCCCCTCTTCGCCAAGGCGTGGCCCCACGCCCACTGGGTGTTCGTTCAGCGGCCTACAATGGACATCATGCAGAGCTGCCTGAAAACCAAGTTCATGAAACAGCACAGCCTGAAGCCCGGCTTCTGGGCCGAGCTGATCGACGAGTATTATGAGCGCGTCGAGGAGCTGCGCCTGACCGGCGTGGATATCTATTCGGTCTGCCCGCACGACGGCATCCTGGGCGGCGACTGGTCGCGCTTCCACGCCCTGTTCAACGATCTGGGTCTTCTGGATCAGACCGGCGTCATCACCGAGGCGGTGGACCCGGTCGCATGGCACGGCTCACCGGAGGGCATGGCACCTGCGTTCTCCTGGGTCGAGCAGAACGTCGATTCGGAGCAGCTCACCAAAAACGTCCGATTCGCGATGACGCACAAGGTCAAGGAAATGCTCCCGGCCCAGGCTGAGACCGAGACGCCGCTCGCCATCGTTTGCGGCGGGCCGTCCCTGGCCGGTCAGCTCGACAATCTGAAATCGATGATCCGGCGTGGCACCCTGGTGATGGCGGTGAACGGCACCCACGACTATCTGCTAGATCACGGCATCAGGCCGCGCTTCATGGCGATGATGGACGCCCGAGATCACAACGTCCGATTCCTGGAGCGCGCACAGCGCGACTGCCTCTATCTGATCGCCAGCCATTGCGCCATGAAAAGCTGGGCGCTGCTGAAGAAGCGGCACGCGCCGCACTTGATGTGGCATTGTCACAGCGCGGTTGCCCTTGAGCCGCTGATGGAAGAGTTCAATATGTACGGCCCCGAAGTCTGGGGCGGTAGCACCATCGGCATGAAGTGCTTCAACCTCGGCATCATGATGGGCTTCTTCAATTTTCATCTTTTTGGCATGGACGCCTGCCTGATCGAATCCGAGCATCATGCGTATGATCAGGTCGAGAACGACGCAGACGACACAATGCAGCTCTGCGCTGGCGAGAAGTGGTTCACTGTCTCGCCCTGGATGCTTCGGCAAGCGACAGACTTCCAGGACTTCTATTCGAGCCACGGAGACCGCATCAATCTGTCGATCTGGGGCGAGGGGCTGATCAAGCACATCGTCGCGGAAGGCATCAAGATATCTCAACAGGAGGAAATGACAGCATGAACGCAATCCCCGGCCAGATGGTCGATCCCAATTCGCAAGACACCTGCATCCCGCTTTTCTACATCACGGCCAAGCTCGACGGCGGCGCGACCAAGGAGCAGGGGCGCGACGTATATCGCGATGTCAATTTTGTGCAGATCATCATCCCTGGCGACAATAATTCGCTGGTGGACCGTCCCGTCCAGGAGGCCGACAAGGTGCGCTGGCCCAATCAGTGGCAGGCTCACCAGAACAAGCAGACGGCGCCGCTCGACGGCATGCCTATCGACAATTGGCCGATGCTTCGCCCGCATCAGGTCGCCGAGGCGAAGGCCATCGGCATCTTCACAATCGAGGCGATGGCGAACATCGGCGACGACGCCATCCGCAAGCTCGGCGATTGGGGCAGGCAAGCGGTGGAGCGCGCAAAGATGTGGGGCGACCAAGCCGAGGCCGGAGCCCTGGTCACAAAGATCATGCAAGAGCGCGACGATCTCCGCCGCGACATCAAACACCTGCAGGAGCAGTTCGACGATCTCAAGCGGGCATCCGAGGAGGAGGCCGCACGGCATCGCCGGGAGATCGCCAGCATGCAGGTCAACGCGATCTCCGCCGGGCAGGATGCGCCAGCTCCCAAGGAATTTATCCCTGCGACTGAGAGCGGCCACGTCGGCAGCGGCGATCAATTCACCGAGGAGGCCCCTGCCGCATGAGCCTCCTCTCCTCAGTCCAGCAGGCATGCAAGGAAACGGGCCTCCTCATCCCCTCGACCCTGATCGGGAACACCGACGACGAGCATGCTGTCCGTATGCTCGCCGCCGCCGAGCGCGCTGGGCAGTTCCTGGGGCGCATCGCCTTCCCGGAGATGGTCAAGACCCAGACCGTGACGACGGTCGCCAGCACGGCGAATTATGCCTTCGAGAGCGATTTCCTAAAGTTCGTGCCGGAGACGAGCTGGAACGTCACAAACACGCGGCGCATGGCCCAGGCGATCTCGCCCCAGGACTGGCGGCGCCTGCAGAACGGCTCGATCTCGATCTCAGCAATTACCGACGTCTGGCGCGTCACAAAGGACAGCTCGGACAATCGTCAATTTTCGGTCTACCCGACGCCCGCAGCCGTCGAGAGCCTGCTGTTTGAATACGTCATGAACACATGGTGCGAGAGCGCCGCAGGAGCCGCCCAAACGACCTGGACGGCGGACACCGACGTGCCGATCTTCCCGGACTACCTGCTGCAGCTTGAGGTCGTCTGGCGCGCCCTGAAGGCCGCAGGCATGCCCTACGCGGAGGAATATGCCGAGGCACGCGACGAGCTGGAGAAGGAGAAGGCGACATCGAGCGGCGCCAGGATTCTGAGCCTGAACGGCCCGGACCTGCGAGACCCGCTCGAATATGTCAATGTGGCGGAGGGTAATTTCACCCTATGAGCCTGATCGGTAGAGCAGTAAGGCGGTCGAACCCTCGTAAGCGGGTTCATGAAGCCTCGGTCGCGCAGACCCAGCCGGTCATGCAGCCTGCACCGATTCGCGGTCTCAATTCCCGCGACGCCCTGACGGCTATGGACCCGTCCGATGCGATCACGCTTACCAATTTTGTGCCGGGCGTCTCGAAGGTTATTCTCCGCAAGGGGCAGGACTCGCACGCGACAAATGTCGGTGCCGCGACGTCCGACGTGAAGAGCCTGATGGGCTATAAGAGCGGCACCACGGAACATATCCTCGGCGCCGCGTCGGGCAAGATATACAACGTCACGACGGCGGGCTCGGCGACCACACTGGGCACCGGCAAGGCGGTCGATGTCTGGCAACACGTCAATTTCGACAGCAAGCTCGGCATGGTCAACGGCACCGACACGCCGCTCAAATACGATGGCTCCGCGCTCTCGACGATGACGCTCACCGGCAGCGGCCTGACAGCGGCGAACGTGATCGGCATATTCGCGCACGAATCCCGGACCTACTTCTGGGAGGATAACAGCCAGGACTTCTGGTACTCGTCGGTGAACACGCTGGGCGGATCGCTGACTAAATTCCCGCTATCCCGCGTCGGCTCGCTGGGCGGCAAGCTCGTCTGCGCGGGCTCCTGGAACGTCTCCGGCGGCGGCGAGGATTGGGGCGGCGGCGGCATCGGCCAGGACGTCGCCGTGTTCGTTCTCGCTGGAGGTCAAGCGGTCTGCTATGTCGGCGACGACCCTGGATCAGGTTGGGCGCTGCTCGGCGTCTACAATATCGGCGAGCCGGTCCACGCCAGGGCAATCAGCCGCGTCGGCGGCGACCTGCTCGTCCTGACCGACGCCGGGCTGATCAGCATGACGGCGGTCGTGGGCCAGAAGAGCGGCGAGCAGTCCGACACCGGCAGGGCGGAGCGCGCCGGGATGATGACCGACCGCATCAGGCCGACGATCTCCGACGCGGTCCATGACAATAAGACATCGTTCGGCTGGCAGGTCGTCCATAGCGACCGGGAGGGCATCCTGATCCTCAACCAGCCCCTCGGGACTGCCCAGTTCGACCAGTACATCATGAGGCTGCAGACGGGCGCCTGGGCGCATTGGGATAACATCGACGCGGCCTGCTGGCTCAATTTCGGCGGCGATCTCTATTTTGGCGGGCTCGACGGCACGGTCTACAAATACTCAGGCACGACCGAGAAGGCGGGCTCGGCCATCGCGGCACGCGGCGAGCAGGCGTTCATGAGCCTGGGCGGCAAGGCCGGGACGTGCAAGGCCATCAAGCTGGTATTGACGACCGAGGATCAGGTCACGCTCGACGCCATCCCACAATTTGATTATGAGCGCCGCAATCTGATCGAGGGCGTCACGCTCGTCAGCGTGGCGAAGACCTGGGCGCAGATCGACCCGACTTGGTCGGAGTGGAACACGGTCTGGTCGAGCGCCGACACCAAGACGTTCCAGAAGTGGATGCTGCGCGGAGGACAAGGCGAGGCGATAGGCGGGCATGTTCGCATCTCGTCAACTGAATCGGTCGAGTGGCACGCGACAGGATATCGGCTCACAATCGGAGAGGCACTGATCTGATGGCTACCGCCCTTACAAACGAGAAACCGAAAAACACCTATAAGGACTTGTTCCACCTGGGCGCGGGCAACGTCGGCCTGACGGCATCGACGCCGCAGCAGGGCTACGACGGTCTCGGCAATCTGACGCCGTTCAAAATGGCGACCGACGAGCTGCAGATGACCCAGCCGCTGACGCTCGCCAATGGGGTCGTCGGTGCGCCGTCCCTCGCCTGGGCGAACAGCCTCACGACCGGGCTCTACCGCAGCGCCGCCGACACCATCGGCGTCGCGGTCGCGGGCGCGCTCGATTTCAGCATCGCGGCAAACACGTTCAACGTCCTGTCGGGCTCAGACCTGGACATCAATTCCGGTGCTACGCTCTCCATCAACGGCACCCTCGCCAGCGCGCTGACGGTCGCAAACGGCGGCACAGGCGCGGCGACATTGACCGACGGGGGCATACTTTTGGGTTCGGGAGGTTCGGCGATAAGCGCTATGGCTGTCTTGAGCGACGGTGAGATGATTGTAGGTGATGGCTCTGGCGATCCCGTCGCTGAAAGTGGCGCGACATTGAGGACCAGCATCGGCGTCGGGACAGGTGACAGCCCCCAGTTCACGGGTATCGAACTGGGCCATGCGACTGACACCACGATTGCTCGGGCAAGTTCCGGCGACATCACCATCGAAGGCAATGCGGTTTATCGGGCAGGCGGCACGGATGTAGCGGTCGCCGATGGCGGCACGGGCGCGTCAGACGCGGCGACGGCACGCACCAACCTCGGCCTCGGAACCGGCGGTAACCCTCAGTTCACGAGCATCCAACTTGGTCACGCGAGCGACACGACCATCGCTCGCGTATCGGCTGGTGTGGTTTCGATTGAGGGCGGCGCCATCTACAAAGCGGGCGGCGAGGACGTTGCTGTAGCCGATGGCGGAACCGGCGTTTCGTCACTCACGGATGG